ACAAACACATCCTTTCGAAGTAACTTAATGATAGCACAAAAAAGTTATAAATGCAAGAAAAAACATCTTGACAAGTTATCAAAATGTAGGTATTATAATGGTAACTTAAGAAGTTACAATTATAAATTATAATGGTAGCAGATATATAAAGAATGGAGGTGATTTGTTGATTAGAACAGATAAACTTCGCGGAGTTATTGCGGAAAAGGGGTATTCTCAGTCTGATATTGCAAGAAAAATTGGAATTACGCCAAAAACATTTTATGAAAAGATGAAAATTGGGGTATTCGGAAGTGATGAAATTCAGATTATGATTGATGAATTGCACATTGATAATCCGATTGAAATTTTTTTTGCAGAGGGGTAACTTTAAAAGTTGCTTTTAAACAGCAAAAAGATAAGGACGCAAGTTGAGGGAGGTGAATGTGCTTCTCATGAGCATACTGATTTCAATAGCATCTATAGTCTGTGTATACAGCGGATATAGAATAAAGAACCGCGAATGCCGGTCTAAATTTTACAATCTCGGCATGGCATTTGCGGTTATGGCGTTAGTACTTGCCATTAAATAGGGTATTCAAAATCCTCAATGGCAAATTCCAAGTTCAAAGAAAGAGAGCGAACACAGAACATATAGAGAGTTTCAATTTTTTCTTTAGATTCATTATTTTCGAGACAAGTAATGCACTCTAAGGCATCTTTGTAAAAATCTTTATTGGCATTTAACATAAAGCATTTATGTGTTGCAGAGCGAAACTTTGAAATATTCTCTGGGCTGGGATTTGTTAAAGCGAGCGCATATGAATCAGCAAACTCAAAGTATACCTTTTGTTTTTCGAGAAAAAATATGTCTAATTTTTTCAGTCGAATTTGGTGTTCATTATTTTGCTGGTTTGTGATAGCAGGCACAATGGCAGATATAACGATTGCAGCAAGTGCAACCAACAACTCAATATTCATAAAATCATCTCCTTTCCTATGTACTCGGCTGCGGCAACAGCCTGTATTTTCAGAATAGGACAGGGGGAGAAAATTGTCAAGCGAAGTGATTTGTACAGTATCAAGAAAGATAAAGATGCAAGTTGAGGGGAGGTGTAGTAGATGGCATCGTTTTTATTAACCATCATAAAAATCTGCTTAGCCATTATCGTATGTGGGGTAGTTCCTCTTGGGGTCCTTGCTTTTGTATTCGCTTTGGTACTAAAAATGCTCGATAGATAGTAAATCAGCGAAAACCAGACCAAAGGGAGGTGATTCTATGACAGAAGAAGAAAAAGCATCCGACAAAAAGGTCAAACGCTTTGATAAATTTCTAATTGAAATTTTGATAAATATAATTGTCAGCGTGGTAGCAACAGTATGCCTTCTGGCGAAACTGGGGCTGATTAGATAGCTCCGAATAGTTTCAAGGTACATAGTGTTGTGAGCAAAGAAACAGCAACAGGTACAGCAACTGATTTTATGAGAAATCCAACAATGCCAGAGCTTATGTCCTGCTTTGAATGAATGCCCTTAGAGGTCAGAGCGATGAAGTACTTATTATCCCTGGGATATATCAGGTACCCATTTGAAGCCAGTTCATCTAATATACTGAATATTTCATCCTGATATTTTGAGTAATCAAAATTATTTTCTTCATCCCATGTAGGGCAGATTAGTGTGGTATCACCAAGTAGGCACAACTCTGTTTCGGTATTGTTTGCAATCCGTTTTAGATTCTTTAGGACAGTATAGGATTGGATGGTCATACTATCACTCCTTTTCTTTTCAGCATAAAGAAAATGGAGAGAAATGTCAAGAAAAGTGAAGAAAGAGGGGGATGCAATGGCAGATTTACTTGTCGCTCTTGCCCTGCTGACCTTTGCGGGTGTAGCGGGATTGGTGATGATGGTAATTGCTCTGTATGTGGCATCAGCGGCACTGGATGCTACGAAAAAACGGAAGGAGGATAAAGAATGAAAGAGTACATAACATCGTTTGGTGTGCCGATTACTTCTAAGGTGGTCGGCGGAACAATGGAAGAATTACAGGATTCTATCAGCGAAAAGCTGTCTGCAATGAATGAGAAGGACTTTCCTTCACTTGAAAATGTCCTTACAGAGGATGAAAAAGCAAGCTAGGGGGTGAGGCTATGAGAGGCGGAGCGAAGCGCAGCGGCGCAACGCTGGAGGGAATGAAGCAGGCGTTGGAAGGAAAGCTGTATATCGGGAAAAAGATTAAAAAAATCGTGTATTTCCGAGAGGGCAGCACAGGCCCGGTATGAAAAGACAAGAAAACAGGAGTTGTTACAGGATTGTATCCATTTGTGTTTACGGTGGATTTTGGGAAATACACAGAATCATTCAGATACGGACAGTTTTTTGAGAAAGGGAGCGAGGTGGTGAGAGTATGAAAAAACGCAGACGTTTACGGAAACCGATTCGTTGGGCATTACGGTTTGTGTGCTATGCCGTAGCGGCAATCGTAGCGGATCTGACGGTTATCGGTGCAATTCTGTATTACTTCGGAGATATGTACATTATGGCGGCTCTGGGCGTGTGCCTGGGGGTGAATATTCTGACGGAGTATTTCTTCTTCAAGGATGAATTTCGCAGAAAGGTGGTGAAGGAATGAAGGACGCAGGATGGAGCATTTACCCGAATCTGGAGAAATGGATATGGATGAACTGTAAATCTATCAGTGACTTTGCCGGAAGAATCGGGGTAGCACATAAAACCGTAATCACATTGATGAAGGGAGAGAGAGGAACGACGAAATATGTCATTGACCAGATCCTCAAAGAGACAGGCATGACATACGAAAAGTGTTTCGAAGAAAAATGAAATATCCCCTTTGGCGGTGGCACGCCTCGGGGGAAAAGCTAATAACACATTTACATAGTAGCAGAAAAGTAGGATTTATGCAATGAAAATATGGCTTCTCGGAGCAGCATCCCCGAATGATGAAATAAAAATGCGATATAGAAGATTAGTTTGCTTCTCCATTGAGGTAACTGGAGGAAGTATTAAGTACATGAGCAACGGCACGCAGGTTCTTGTTTCTGGGTTCATATTCTCCTTTTAACCAACGCTGGACGGTAATGGGAGACACACTTGCCAAAATAGCAAGGGTATCAGCGTCCATATTTTTATTTTCCATAGCGCATGCGAGGCGCTCGGGAAATACATTGTGGAAAAAGAAAAAGAAAAACACGGCAATCACCTCCTTTGACAGGGGATGCTGCTTCGAGGAGCCATCTAAAATTCATTTTATCACAAATCAAAAGAAATAGGAAAAAAGGCGGAGGTTTTGACAATGGGAAAAATCGAGGATGCGATTAAAAAGATAAATGTAGAAATTCAAAAAGAGCCAAATGAAGAAGTATTGGCGAAAATCGGAGAATACATCATTGATCAGATTACAACGGAAGAAGTAGCAGAAAAGATTCTGGCAGAGGATAAATCATTGAAAAAAATTTATGGTGAAATCAAAGAGGAAGCCTATAAAAAAGCATTGAAGGAAAGAAACGGTAGAAACTGTGTGGGAATTGGTTGCGATGGTGAAGATACAATCAATCGGGTTTTGAAATATTTCGGCTTAACGGCAAATCCGCAGGCACCTGCGGAAGAGGCGAAAAAGGGCGTTTGCGTCAGTCTGGAAGATTTCCTGTAAGGAGGCGAGGGCATGAATCTGAAAAAGATACAAGCTATGCCGTTTGCCCCGTTTCACGAAGAAAGCAAGGTGCGCTGGAAGGTAACGGTAAAGGAGCCTGTGGTGGATGGGGAACGTCTGCTTGTGGTTGATTTTCTGGAGAATCTCTCTTGCACTGCGTATCGGAGAGATATGCCTTCCTTCCGTATCGTCTGCGCAAAGAAAAGCAAGGAGGTAAAGGGCATCAATCACGAGGGCAGGATTCAGCAGAAGGTTCTGAATTGTTTCAGCACACCTATGTGGTGGTATAACGAGTATGTTCTTATTTCTCCGAGGGAGGAAGAAGCCCTGCGACGTTTTCTGAAAGCGGAAAAAACGGAAAATCATCAGATGGACAATCTCTGCAAATGGATAAAGCAAACAAGGCAGGAAATGAAGAAACGGTCAATGGAGAAACGGGGCGAGCTGATGGATGAGGACTATCGGCTTTGCCCCGAAGCTTTACCGGAGGGGTTGATTGATTACATCCGCAGAGAGGTTTTACCAGAGGACAGAGTGATTATTTATAAAAGAGGGAATGTCAACGGCATCTGCACCGTTTGCGGCACACAGGTTCATGCCAGGGGCAGACGTTTTACGCAGAGCGCATATGCAACCTGCCCGAACTGCGGTGCAAGGGTTATCTGCGTTCTGGAGGACGGCTGTGCGTTTGCCGCAAATTACATTGAAAATATCGTTGCGGTGCAGAAGGGGACGGACGGAGAAACGGTGTTCTTCCGGCAATGGCTCTTGCATCGGGATAACTCGGCAAGATGGGAGCATATAGAGGATTTCCTACAGGAAACCGTGAGATATGCCATCAGAGGGAATAAAACAGCTAAATGGCAAAAGCAGGGGAAGGAATCCTACTATATGCGTACAGAGCGGTACGAGCTGGACGAATGGACCAGATGGCAAGACAACCGTATTTATGACGGCAGTTATTTCTTCTATCCCACCGGTATAGAAGAAGCCCTGAGCGGAACGGCAATGCAGTATGCCGATCTGGAGGGGTATCTGGAAGAAAGGGGACACAACAAAAATCCGATTTATTTCTTAGAATACCACGCAAGGTATCCGGTCATCGAATTTCTCTGGAAAGCAGGCTATCGGAATATTGTACATAACAGAATTTTCGGCATGGACAGGGAAAACCGAAATGCCATCCTCTGGGAGCGGAAAAAGCTGAAGGAGTGCTTCAAATTTCCGCTGCGGATTTTAAAGCTGATGCCGCCGGAGGAGTGGAAACTTGACGATGTGAAAAGAGTGAATGACATTTGGGAAAGGTACGGCGGAAAAATCACAGATACCGAGATACAGTTGGTGCTGGAATCGAAGGTGGATATACAGCTTTGGAGCAGAGCAACACAATACGCAAATGCAGGAAGGATTCTGAAATACATTAAAAACCAGACAGACAAGAGGGAAGAGAAAAATCCGGATAGAAGAATCATATCTCAGAATGATACGGCACAAGCCTATCGGGATTATCTGCAAGAGTGTGAGCAGCTCCACCTTGATTTACACGATAAGGAGATTCTTTTCCCGAAGGATTTGACAGCGGCGCACAACCGCACGATGGAACAGGTCAAATTTGAAAGAAATAAAGCAGATCAGGAGAAATTCCAAAAGGCGGTAGAAAAGCTGGAAAAATTCGCATGGAGCGAAGGAGAATTTTTCATTCGCCCTGCAAGAGAGCAGATGGAGCTGACGGCAGAGGGGAAAGCCCTGCATCATTGTGTCGGCGGATATATCAAACGCATGGCAGAGGGAGAAACCGCAATATTCTTTCTGCGAAAGGTAAGCGAACCGGACAAGCCCTTTTATACATTGGAATTGCAGAAGAAAAGGGTGATCCAATGCAGAACAGAGCATAACGCATCCTATGACAGAAACCCGGATGTGAAGAAGTTTGTGGATATGTGGATGGAAAAAGTCGTGAAAAAAGGCGGAAATAAGAAGGCTAAGGAGGCAGCAGCATGAACGAAATCACAAGACCGATTGAGGTCATTACACAGGAAATCAATTTTTATAAATTACAGGCAGGCAACGCCATTATCGAGATTGGGAAGCGTCTGCATGAGGCAAAGCTGACACTGCCGCATGGCGCATGGGGTGCATGGTTGCAGAATGAGGTGGAGTTCTCGGAACGTACCGCACAGAATTTCATGCGGATTGCCAAGGAATACAGAAATCCGCAGCTGATTGCGGACATGGGGAACAGCGCAACAAAGGCACTGCTCCTGCTTTCCCTGCCGGCAGACGAAAGAGAAGAATTCATCGGCGAGGCGCACGAGATTGACGGGGAAGAAAAAACGGTTGCCGACATGACAACAAAGGAAATGGAGCGTCTGCTGAAGGAGCTGGAAGCGGAACGTGCAGAAAAAGAGAAATTGCAGTCTCAGTTGGATCTGTTCCAGACGGAAAAGGATAACGCTGTGGATGCCGCCTATAAGGAGACTGAGGATAAACTGGAGGCACTGCTCAGCCAGAAGGAGGCAGCGGAAACAGCGCAGAAGGAAGCGGAGGAAAAGATTGCCGCCATGGAGACAGAAATGGACGAGCTGCGGATGCAGGCAGAGCAGACTGCCATTCCGGATGAATCCGAATTGGAAAGAATCCGCAGGGAAGCGGAGAACACCGCCAATCAGAAGGCAGAAGAAGCCATGCAGAAGAAGCTGGATAAAGCCAAGAAGGATGCAGAGAAAGCAAAGAAAGAGGCAAAGGAGGCACAGGCAGCCATTGAAGCGCATGAAGCCGCACAGAAGGAAGCGGAAGAAGCGATGCTGAAAGCCAAGGAGGAATTGGCGCAGGTAAAGGCAGATACAGAAAAGAAGCTGAAAGCGACAGGCTCATCCGGCATTACGATTTTTAAGGTGCATTTTGAGGCGGTACAGGGGGAAATCAACAAAATGCTGACCTGCATCGGTGGGGTAGAGGAATCCGAAGGCAAGGAAGAAGCGGATAAGCTGAGAAAGGCTCTGCAATCGCTTTGCCAAAGCGTACAGGATAATTTGTAAGGAGTGAGCGGCATGACGGATAGAAGGAATAAAGGAAAGTATGAGGTCTGTCAGGACTGCGGCGCACATCTGGACCATGGGGAGCAGTGTGATTGCAGGGAAGAAGATTCTTCGCAGGATGCCGTTTATAAGGCAGAGGATATATATAAGGAAAAAACAGGCTCTAGTAGCGGTTGAGGCGTTTGGTTATGAGGAACGAACGTATAGCGAACGCTGTGTGAGGTGACGAATAAACGCCGAAATATAGCGGTTTCCGAAGCAAAGCGAGGAAAACTTACCACATCTAATAGGAAGAAACAGAAAAAGACATAAAAAAAGCCCGCCTGTTGACGCAGACGGGAAGGTCTTGGGAGACCGTACATATCTATATCTAATATAACACAGAATCCTTGATTTATCAAGGGTTTTACGGTATTCCCGAGACTGTTTTTTCAAGAGGCGGCGGTCTCTTTAGACTGTCCATAAAGCAATTAACTGAATGGACACGCTCTTATTTATATAAAGGAGGAATGGGAATGCCAAAGTATAGGAAAAAGATTCGGTCGGGGGATGTATACGAGGTGGAGGAATTTTACTCCCCTCGGACGATAGGGAAAAAATACGAAAGAGGTCGGAACGAAAATCTGACATCCGAGGAACAGGCAAAAAGAAATCTGCAAATCGCCAGAAAGAAACTGACACGCATTATCAATACGAATTTCAATGGGGATGATTATTTCGTTCTGCTGACCTATGCGGCAGAGGTAACGATGGAACAGGCAAAAAAAGAATTCAGCAATTTCAGAGACAGGCTGAACCGATATCGGAATAAAAACGGATTTTCCAAATTGAAATATATTGCAGTGGTTGAAACGCAGGGCAAAAAAAATCGTGTGCATCATCATGTTGTGATGAATGGATTTGAAGGGCTGAGTATGAAGGAGGCGGCGGAGATTTTAGAAAATGTCTGGGGTAAAGGTACTGTTCTGATTAAGAAGCTGTATAAGAACCAGAAGGACAACCGCCTTGCAAGCTACATATCCAAGGAGAACATCAGAAAGGGTGCAAAGCGTTGGAGCACCAGCAGAAATCTGAAAAAGCCGGAAGTGAAGCTGGAGGTTATCAAGGAAACCAAAAGAAAGGTATCCCTGAGACCGCCGAAGGGTTTTGATGTGATTGTGCAGACCGAGGACTATTTTGCAGAAATCGGTTGGGTGCGGTATATGAAGGCTGTCCGTCGGGGCGGCATGGACTACGGAGAATATGAGGGAGGAGCGGAAACAGATGCAGGGAGCAAGAACAGGCAGTCATAGTTATTCCATTTTGCAGGGAAAAAGTAAACGCTGCTATTTTACAGACACAGAAACCGGTCCGTTGGAGCGGCACCATATTTATTTCGGCGTAGGAATGCGGCAGATATCAGATAAACACGGATTCTGGGTATGGCTCAAGCCGGAATGGCACAGAGGAACGTCGGGTGTCCATGGAAGGGATGGGCATAAGATTGATTTACGGCTGAAACGGGATTGCCAGAGAAAATTTGAGGAGACACACAGCAGAGAAGAATTTATGGCAATCGTTGGGAGGAACTATCTGGGGGATGAACCAGAAGGAAAACCGCAGATGCCTGCGGATACAGGTGGGTTTTATTTATTGTAGCGGTTGAGGCGTTTGGTTATGAGGAACGAACGTCTGACCGATAGGTTGGGTGATGGTATGCACGCCGAAGATAGACGGCGGCGGCAAAGCCGACTTTGCAGAGCAAAGTGCTGACAGACGAATAAACGCCGAAATATAGCGGTTTCCGAAGTGAAACGAGGAAAACTTACCCAATACATGATAGGAGGTGTGAGCATGGGCAAGGGAATTACATATAGCACGAGCGGAAGGGACTGCCCCTGCTGCGGATGCCAAGAGAGGGCTGTCGGTTGCCATGGGACGTGCGAGAAATACAAAGCATGGGACGGGAAGCGGCAAGCGGAGAAGCTGGAGAGATTCAGAAGGATAAGCATACTGCATGAAGCGGATAAGAGAAAGAGCGCAGCGGTAAGCCATTACAAGAGAAGGGGGAGGCAGGCATGAACAAGGTGATCCTGATGGGGCGGCTGACGAGTGACCCGAAAATGGATTGGACGCGTTCAGAGGATTCTAAGCAGTACGCCACATATACATTAGCGGTCAATCGGCGGTTCAAAAAGAATGGCCAAGCAGATACAGATTTTATCTCCTGTATCGCATGGGGAGCCATGGCAGAGTTTGCAGAAAAATTTATGAAAAAAGGTGCCATGTTCGCTGTTGAAGGGCGGCTGAATGTCAGAAGCTGGGAGAAGGACGGCGAAAGGCATTGGACAACAACGGTTGTTGTAGAGAATTGCTATTTTACGGGCAGTAAGAGGGATGCGGAGAATAAGCCTGTGGCGGAACAGATGAAGATAGGAGAGGTATAAATGAATATCGAGATTTCAAAAGAACGGATGCTGGAAATGGCGAAGAAGCTGGCAAGCATGGACTTCTGTCCGGAACAGAGGGTGTTTTATAAAAACATTCTGCGAATGGTGAAAGCGGATGTTGAGGGGCGGCTATTGGTGCTGCCGCGCAAGGTTGGGGATGTGGTGTATGAAATCCTCGAAGAAACCGTACCGAACCACTATTTTTATATCAGCGAGCACAAGGTGCAGGATGTATCGGTAAAGGCTGTCAAGTATGCTGACGAATGGGAACCGTATGGCTATGAGAACCTGTATTTCACAAGAGAGGAAGCGGAAGCGGCATTGGAGAGAAGGAGGAGTGAAAACAATGAAGGAATGTAAATTGTACCAGTGTGAAATTTGCAATACGCAATACAAAGAAAAAAGCGATTGTCAAGCGTGCGAAAAGAATCATGTTAAACCAGAAAGTATTAAAGAGTGCAAATATCATGCCGAGCAATATTTTGCAAATTATCCAGATACTATTACGGTATTGATGGAAGATGGAAAGGAAATTAAATATAAAAGATGATAGAGGTCATCTTGGATAATTGCTAAGGAATTAAACAAGCAAGAAGTAAATTTTATCCAAGATTTAGCCAAGCTGATTGGGAAAAATCTTTAAAAAATGGTGCGATTTGGCGAACTATGCCATGTTTGAATTCATGTATCCACAGCATCCGAAAGGACATTTTCGTGCAACAGACAGCAGGGAAAGTGCAGGGATTATTGGGCTAAGTGTGAACGAGGCGAAGGGTATTAAGTCATGGTAAATTTCGGAGAAATTACAGCAGCAGGCAGACCATTTTAAACAAAAGAATGAGAGAAGAAAACAGGTAAATAAACCATGGGAGAGTACATTTTTTATCGAAAAAAACCGGTAGCTGCCAGAGTAAAAAGAGAGGAAAAGTGCGATCAGATTCTTTCTTTTTTACATCCCAATGACCTGTGTTTTTCTTGGAAAATTGCGGTTTTTAGAGTGCCAAAACGGGTATTGGCAGTTTGGCATGGGTTTGGCATTTTTTGATAGGGAATATTTCCCGAAAAATCAATGATTTTCAAGGTTTTGAACAAAAAATGAAAATCCACCTAAAGAAAAAGGGGGTATTAAGAGTTAAAATTACGCGCTGAATAATGACAGAAAAACTGACCGAGGAGGGCTAAAAGTTATGGTGAGTTTGCAGATGTTTTAGAATAAGTGGGAAAGAATATTGAAGAAATAAAGATTATGGGAATGAGGGGATGCCATGAAGGACAGAGATTTAAAGCTTGACGGATATAATATCTCCGGCAACCGCTACAGAGAATTAAAATATTTCTGCCGTCAATACAGAGAAAAGCAATCGCTCCTGCGGTCGATTACGGAAGTCGGTTCACCTCCGCTCAGCGGTGGTGGTAGCGGCAAGCTTTCGGATAAGACCGCGAGCACAGCAATCAGAAGAACGGAGCTGCAGCGGGACTTAGAGATGATTGAGCAGACGGCGATTGAAGCGGATGCGGAGATTTATACATACATCCTCAGCAACGTAGCGGACGGTGTGCCTTTGGAGTACTTAGGTATACCTGTCGGACGCAGAAAATTTTACGAGGCAAGAAGAAAATTCTTTTATCTTCTCTCGAAGAAAAAAGGGTAACAAAAGGGACGTACTTTTGTGTTATAGTAGTATCATGGAGAAAAAAAGAAAAAGACCGCATCAGCGGTCCTCTTCGGAAGAATCCTTTTTCTTTCTCCAATTACGGTATTCGCCGGACTTTACGCGTTTATCGGCAGGAGGTTCGGCATCGGCAGGGATTGCCCACTGATTCCCGATTTTGATTGCAGGGATGCGACCGTCCTTAATCAGCTTGCGGACATTGCCGACATCCTTACCGAACTTCTGGGCAAATTGGGTAACAGAGATATACTCAGCTTCTAACATTGCGCATAACCTCCTTGAATTGCAAAGTAGTTTGCAAAAGCACAAGGACGGAATTTAAAATCACAAGGAGCTTTGCGATAGGTGTCCAGCCTGCGTGTATTGCATAGATAAAGAAAAACAGGAGTGAGAAAACAGAAATTTTATTTTTCATTGTCATTCTCCTTTCGGTTGGTTATAATAAACATGAGACATTGACTTTATCTAAGAAGTAAGGGGAGATTTACTCCCCGAACTTGCTAAGATTTGATGGCTGTAATCAGAGCGGCTAGGGCAATAACTGCTTGGATTACAAGTTCGACAATTTTTAGCTTAAAGTCTTTGTCTTTTTTCATTTTGCACTACCTCCTTTCTGTTTATATAATAACACGAAAAAGAGTAAATGTCAATAGAAATATGAAAAGAAATCAAAAGAAATCCTGATAGCTACAATGCTTATCGGGATTTTTTATTTGCGGCAAAGGAGAAAGACAATGAAGGAATTTGCAAAAGGCTTCTACAACTCGGCGGCGTGGAAGAAGTGCAGGCGAGCATACATAGACAGTCGCATCATGGTGGATGGCGGAATGTGTGAGATATGCGGAGAACGTGTGGGCTACATTGTCCATCACAAACAAATGCTAACGCCGACCAATATCACAGACCCAAACATCACGCTGTCCTTTGACAACCTGCAATATGTCTGCAAGCTTTGCCACGATGAGGAAGAAGGACACTTCGTCCAACGGAAGGGATGCTGCTGTGGATTCGATGCGGAGGGACAGCCGATAGACAAAAGAAAAATGGAATAGCCCCCCCTATTTTTATTTTTGGTTTGGCAGTACGGAGACCGAGGAGTGGACTACTGTTTCAACGGGCGTGCGTGCGCGTGGGGGGTGTAGTATAAGGGCGGAAAAGAGAGGAAGTGAGAAAATGGAGAAAGGAAAAATCAAAGCGGCGGAAATGCGGAAATTGAAACGTATCTTCAAGGAAATTCCGGAAAATAAAAAGAAAATTGTGGAAAAGCTGATAGACAATGCTGCCTTTATGGCGGAGCAGTTGGATCATCTGCAAACGGACATTGAGGAGAAGGGATATATTTCGGAGTACCAGAACGGTGAAAACCAGTGGGGGACGAAGAAGGCTCCGGAGGTTGAAATCTACACCGCGACGATTAAAAATTATTCCAGTGTAATCAAGCAGCTTCTGGATCTGATGCCCGAAACGGATGAAGCGGCGGTGGATGAGCTTGTTTTGTTCCGGCGGGAGCGTGATAGCAAATGACGGAATTTGAACAATATTTTTCGGCGCTTTATGATGGCACGATTCTTGCCTGCGACAAAATGAAGCGGGTCAGTGAAATGCTTTTGAATCAGTTTGCGAGCCCCGGGGAATTTCATTTCGATTATGAGGTTGCAAAGTGGCATATCGCATTTATTGAGCGTTTCTGCAAGCAGCCGACAGGCAAACTGGGGCAGCCGTTACAGCTTGAGCTATTCCAGAAGGCGAGGCTGCAGGCAATCTTTGGTTTTGTGGATGACAATAACCTCAGACAGTACAACGAAGTGATGATTGTGGAAGGCAGGAAAAATGGTAAAACAACCGAGTGTGCCGCCGTGGAAACGGATTTACTGCTGAATGACGGAGAGGGTGCGCCGGAGATTTACAACGTTGCAACGATGCTGGACCAAGCGAAGCTTGGGTTTAATGCGTGCTACAAGATGGTGCGGCAAAGCCCGACCCTGCGGAAGCATATCCGCAAACGTGCTGCGGATTTATATGCGCCTTCCAATCTTGGGTTTATTAAGGCACTGGCAAGCAACACAAACAGTCTGGACGGCTTGAACGTGCATGGAGCCATCATTGATGAACTGGCGGCAATCAAAAACAGAGATATATATGACTTGATAAAACAGGCAATGGGCGCAAGGGAACAACCATTGCTTTTTTGTATTACCACAAACGGCTTTGTCCGCAGCGGCATCTTTGATGCGCAGTATGAATACGCAAAAAAGGTGCTGGACGGGAAAATAAAAGCACCGCGTTTTCTGCCGTTTATCTACGAGCTGGACGATGCTTCCGAATGGGACAAACCGGAGATGTGGATAAAGGCAAACCCCGGTCTTGGCACCATCAAGAAAAAGGAATATCTGGAGGAAATGGTGCAGAAGGCGAAGAATGACCCATCCTTCAAGCCAACGGTTCTGGTAAAGGATTTCAATATTCCACAGACGGCACAGTCTGCATGGCTGACGTTTGAGGACTTAAACAATGAGGAGCTGTTGCCGGAGGGCGGCGCATTTCGCTATTGCATTGGCGGCTTTGATGCTGCGGACAGCATTGACCTAAACGCCGCAAAGGCAATCTGCAAACGGCGTGGGGATGATAAGCTTTACATTAAGCAGATGTACTGGATTCCGCAGGCGGTTTTGGACCAACAGGAGGAACGAGGAGACCGAAGGGAACGGGACGGCGTGCCGTACAGCTTATGGGTGTCGCAGGGCTTGATGCGTACCTGCGAAGGTCGGCGCGTGAATAAGCGGGTAATTCTGGATTGGTTCTGCGAATTAAGGGACAGAGAAGATATTTATCCGCTTTATATCGGCTATGACCCTTGGCATATCTCGGATGAGCTGCTGGCGGCATTTGAGCAGGAGTTCGGGCGAAACGTCATGGTTAAAGTTCGGCAGGGGGTTCTGACATTATCCCAGCCGATGAAGGATTTAAAGGCGGAATTTCAGGAAAAGAAAATCGTCTACAACAACAATCCGATTGATAAATGGTGTCTGATTAACACCGAGGAAAAAAAGGATGTCAACGGCAACGTGCAGCCTGTCAAGAGCGATGAGCGCACAAGACGCATTGACGGCACAGCGGCACTTCTGGATGCCTATGTGGTGTATTGCAATAAAAGAGATGAATTTGAAAGTCTGATTTAAGGAGGTGAGAAAATGGGTTTATGGAACAGAATTGTGCAAAAAATGAGCAAGCAAACTTTCAAGATGGTGCAGGAGAGGGGGAACGGCTTTTATGCGTGGAACGGCAGGCTATACCATTCCGATGTGGTGCGTGCCTGTATCCGCCCGAAAACAAAAGCCATCGGTAAGGCGGTTGCAAAGCATATCCGTACTACGAGAACGCAGGAGGGGGAGCGGGTAGAGGTCAATCCGGATGCCTATATCCGTTTTCTGCTGGAGGAGCCTAATCCGCTGATGAGCGGGCAGATGCTGCAGGAGAAGGTGGCAAATCAGCTGGCACTGAACCACAACGCCTTTATTCTGATTGTACGGGATGAATTTGAAAAGCCGATAGAATTGTATCCCATTCCCTGTTCGGGGGTGGAGGCTTTTTACAAGGACAACGAATTGTTTTTACGGTTCGTATTTCTGAACGGGAGGGAAAGCACCTTCCCATACAGTGATATCATTCATCTGCGTGATGATTTCAATGAGGATGATATTTTCGGGGAAAGTCCGATGGAGGCACTTTCTCAGCTGATGGAGTGTGTCAGCATTATGGATCAGGGCTTTGTGAAGGCTATCAAGAACAGTGGTGTGATTCGCTGGCTGTTGCGCTTTACAAATGCCATGCGACCGGATGACGTAAGGAAAAACGTGCAGGAATTTGCGGATACCTATCTTTCTGTGGAGAGTGAAACCTTCGGCGCAGCGGGCGTGGACAGTAAGGCGGATGTGCAGCGGATTGAACCGAAGGACTATGTGCCAAATGCCGCACAGACCGACCGCATCATTAAACGGATCTATGATTTTTTCAATACGAACGAGAAAATCGTCAGCTCTCTTTATACAGAGGATGAATGGATTGCGTATTACGAAAATGCCATTGAGCCGATGATTACGCAGATGAGTGCAACCTACAGCAGCCGTTTGTTTACCAGAAGGGAGCGTGCCTTCGGGAATAAGATTGTTTTCGAGTGCTCTAATCTGACCTTTGCAAGCATGAGAACAAAGCTGGAGCTGGTGCAGTATGTTGACAGGGGCATTATGACACCGAACGAGGTGCGTGCGGTACTGAATATGGCACCTGTGGACGGCGGAGACAGGCTGCTGCGGCGCAAGGATACAGGCTTTATGGAAGGAGGTGAGGAAGAGTGAGGAAAATCGAGGTGAAGGGGACGATTGTCGGAAATGCGGACAAGTGGATTTATGAGTGGTTCGGCATGGATGCCACCTGTCCGAAGGATGTCAATGCTGCCATCAGCGAGGCAAACGGGGAGCCGCTCCTTGTGGAAATTAACTCCGGCGGCGGTGATGTGTTTGCCGGCAGTGAAATCTATACCGCCTTGAAAGCATACGCGGGCACGGTAGAAATCAATATTGTGGGTCTGGCTGCGAGTGCCGCCTCTGTGATAGCGCAGGCAGGACATTCCAGAATCAGCCCGACGGCATTGTTTATGGTGCATAATGTTTCCGGCTCTGCCGCAGGGGATTTTCACGATATGCAGCAGGAGGCGGAGATTTTGCAGACAGCAAATAAAGCGGTCGCAGCGGCATATCTGGAAAAGACAGGCAAAAGCATGGAGGAGCTGCTTGGCATCATGGATGCGGAAACGTGGATGAATGCGCAGAAGGCGGTGGAATATGGCTTTGTGGATGAGGTTATGTTTGCATCTGCGCCGACGCTGACCAATGGTATCGGTGTGCTGTCCGCACAGGCCATTCATAAGCTGAAGGATCTTCTTCCTGCAAGGGGAGAGGAAAACGCAGAAGTTAAAACTGTAACTGCAAAATTAAAATTACTCAGATTGAAAGGAGAAATGAAGGATGAAGTTTAAGAATTACGAGGATTACAGAGCACAGATAGAAGCACTTTACAATGCGGCGGAGGAATTGCTGCAGAACGGCGATGTAGATGGTGCAAATGCAAGAATGGAAGAGATGGAGCAGCTGGATAACGCGTATGAAGCCTTTGCGACGGCGCAGGCAAACCTTGCCGCCATGCAGGGCAGAGGGACAGCGCATCCGGACGGCGTGGTCGGTTCCACAGGCAACGCAGCGGGAAAGGATGTATTCGATACAGATGAATACAAGAATGCCTTCATGAATCTGGTGTGCCGCGGTGAGGCTTTGCCCATCAAGTACAAGGATGCCATTGTAGGCAAGCTGCAGAACGCCGTAACAACGGTTACGGAGACCACAGCGGTGATTCCCACAACCGTGATGAAGGAATTCATCAGAGAACTGAAAGCACACGGGGAACTGTACGCAAGGGTAAGAAAAACAAACGTACAGGGCGGCGTGGAAATCCCTATCCTGTCCCTGTGTCCTACGGCAAGCTGGGTTGCGGACGGCTCTGCATCCACAGACCAGAAGGTAACCGCCAATACAAAGGTATCCTTCAGCTATTACGGTCTGGAATGCAAAATCGCACAGAGCCTGATTGCAAATGTGGTTGATTTTGCGGAGTTTACCGAAATGTTTGTTCCTCTGGCGGTAGAGGCAATCATTGCTGCTCTGGATAAGGGCATTATCGCCGGTACAGGCAGCGGTCAGATGCTTGGCATTACGAAGGACAGCAGAGTGCCCACAGGCAACGTCATTGAAATGACGGCGGAGGATGTGGCAAGCTGGAAGGCGTGGAAGGAAAAGGTATTCGCCAAGATGAAAAAAGCCTATAGAAACGGCGTGTTCGTATTTGCACAGGGTACCTTTGATGCACAGATTGACGGTATGGTGGATTCCACAGGTCAGCCTATTGCAAGAGTAAACTATGGCATTGCCGAGGGTGAAACCTACAGATTCGGCGGCAAGGAGGTTATCACCACAGAGGAGGATGTACTGGAAAGCTTTGCAGCGGCATCCGAAGGCGAGGTATTCGGTGTGTTTGTGAATCTGAATGATTACATCATCAATACAAATATGCAGATGCGCACCGACCGCTGGAGAGATAACGACAACAATCAGGAAAAGGTGAAGGTCACTCTGGTTTGTGACGGGAAGTTGGCAGACCCCAACGGCGTGCTGATTCTTAAAAAAAAAGTAACGCAGTAAGCGGCGGCACGTTTGATAAGCGCACAGACAGCGCAAACCATGCTGATCTTACCGTAACGGCTGCCGAAAGCGGTCAGACCATTACAGCCCTGCTGCATCACGGCGCAGATGTGCCGAAGGAAGGCGGGGCGAACTGGTCTGTTTCCGGCGGCACTGCGGTTGTGCTGAAAAAGGCTTATCTTGAAAAATTCCCTGTCGGCGTGGAAACCTTTACGGTGACAACATCCGCAGGAGATGTGGAATTTACTGTGGAGATTGTGGAAAGCGAGGCGTAAGGAATGGCAGATTTAGCGAGACTGAAAACGGCGCTGCGTATTTCACATGATAAGCTGAACGAGGAAATTCAGTACAACGTGGATGCCTGCAAAAAAGACATGATGCGTGTCGGCATTACTGTCATTAACGAGGAGGATTCCGCAATTCAAAAGGTGTTTGAGCTGTACCTCAAATGGCAATATGATTTCATGGGCGAAGGCGAGCGTTATGAAAAGGCTTACAAGGGCATGAGAAATGGTTTGAGTTTGTGTGGTGAGTACAATGTATAACGATGTTGTGACGCTGTTGGTAGAAAAAACAATACGGGATGAAATCGGCATGAAGCAGACGGTTTACGAGGAGCGCGAAGTGTTTGCGGAGGAATTGCCAATCAACCAAAGCGAATTTTTCAAGTGCAGAGAAACGGGACTGCGCCCTGCCCTGTGCCTGCGGATTCCATACGGCGAATATGAACAGGAGGAAATCCTGCGGTTTAGGGGCAGATTATACAGCGTGTATCGTTTCCGAAACGATTTCCACCACACAGAATTATACTGCGAAGCAAGGAGTGGTCTATATGAGCATAAAGGCTGATGCTTTATCGGATGAGATTGCGAAAATGCTTTCCGAATATGAGGCGGAGATTGTGAAAAACACAGATGCCTGCGGAAAAGTCGTTGCAAATGCCGCCGCGAAAGAGCTGCGGCAGACCAGCCCCAAAAGAACAGGCAAATATGCAAAAAGCTGGGGCGTGACAAGAGAAGCGGGCGGATTCGGCGAAAATGCGAGGTATATCGTTCACAACAAAAAGCGGTATCGGCTGACACACCTTCTGGAGCATGGTCATGTGATGGCAAACGGCAAGCGGACAAGGGCAATCCCACACATTAAGCCGGTTGAAGAACAGGTCATTCGGGAGTATGAGAAACAGGTAAGGGAGGCAATAGAGGATGCGGCAAAGTGAGTTATATAAGCTGCTGCGCAGTACAGGGCTTGAGGTCTATTTTTATGAGGCAGACCAAAGCCCCGCGCTGCCCTATATCGTCTATCTGAAGGACGGAGAAGCCGCTTGGGGCTCGGATGGCAGAAACTTTCTGCGAAAAGACAGCTACATTGTGGAGCTTTATTCGGCGAGGAAGGATTTTGCCAATCAGGAAAAAATTGAGAAGGCGTTGGATTCTGTTGGGATTCGTTACGATGCAACGGAAATCTACATCGAGAAGGAAAAAATGTATCTGGTAACATTTGCATTTGACATTACAAGAAAGGTGGAAAACTAATGGAAAGAATTGTACTTGGCAGCGGTAAGCTGTATGTGGATGAATTTACAGGGGAACTGCCTGAGGATGCAGCCATTGAGGTTGAGGCTAAGCTGTTGGGCTATATTCAGGGCGGTGCGACACTGACCTACAAGCCGACATTTTACGAAGCGAAGGATGATTTGAATTTCGTTTCCAAGAAAATCATCACGGATGAAGAAGCGATTCTGAAAAGCGGCGTAATGACATGGAACGGCGAAACGCTGAAAAAGCTGACACCCACCGCCAGAGTGACAGAGGATACAGCCAAAAAGACCAGAACGGTCAAAATCGGCGGTCTGAGCCATAATGACGGCAAGAAATACGTTCTGCATTTTGTGCATGAGGATAAGACGGACGGTGACATTCGTGTGACCATCGTCGGCAGTAATGAGGCAGGGTTCGAACTGTCCTTTGCGAAGGATAAGGAAACTGTCATCAATGCGGAATTTAAGGCACAGCCACAGGATAATGAAGGCACGCTGATTCTGTATAAGGAAGCGGACACGAGTATTGCGTGAGGAGAGGGGCATAACAGCCCCTCATTTTTGTGAGGTGGAAAAGGAATGTTAGATTTTACAACGAGAAAAAAGAAAAAATACATGGTTAAGCTGCATGATGGCTTTGTGGCGGTTCTGCCTATGCCGAGCAAAAAGATATTTGACCGGCTGACAGCGGCGCAGGAGATGAGCGACATCGGCGAGGTATATTCTCTGCTGACTGCAATCATCAATCAGAATAAAAAGAGAAGATATTCGCAGCAGAAAATTGAGGATATGTTTGACTTTGCAGATGCGGTGGAACTGCTGAAGGATTATCTGGGTTCCGTAAAAGACGTTGTAACAGACCCAAACTAAGACTGCCCTCCATCCCCGGCGACACAGGTGAGGATTCGCATTACGAGGTTTTCTCTCTGTCCGAAAAAATCGTCATGGACTACGCAAGGCTCGATTTTTTTGAAGTGGAACGCCTGCCGATTGATATTTACTTCGGACTGCAAAGGGATGCGTATATCTTCAATTTACAGCAGACGGAAAGCGGCAGGGACTATCTGGAACAGTGTTGGATACTGAGCCAGACGGAGCCGGACAGAAAGGCATTGAGGGGAAAATTCGGAAAGGGGGCAGAGCATGGGGAACATTAAGGGCATTACCATTGAGATTGGTTCGGATACCAAGAAATTCAAAAGCGGCTTAGCGGAGCTGAATAAATCCGCAAAGGATTTGCAGAATGAGTTGAAATACGTCAATCAGGCATTGAAGCATGACCCGAAGAACACCGACCTTCTGCGGCAGAAGCAAGAACTGCTGACAAAATCCGTATCGGAAACAAAAAGCAAGCTGGAATCCTTGAAGGCGGCGAAGGAAAAAGCCGATAAGGACATGGCAAACGGTACGGAGGTCAATCAGGAGCAATACCGCCGTCTGGTACGGGAGATTTCAACAACGGAAAACAGCCTGAAAAATCTTACTAAGGAAATGAAGAATTTCGGCAGCGTGTCCGCACAGCAGATTGCGGCGGCAGGGGAAGATGTGCAGGAGCTTGGCGGCAAGATTGAAACTGTCGGGAAGAAAGTAAGTGTTGCATCTGCCGCATCCGCTGCCGCTCTTGGGGCATCTGTGAAGCTTGCAAGTGACTATACGGATGCGGTTGCGAAGGTAGGTACGGTTGCAGATTTGCAAAGCGTACCACTCGAAAAACTCAGAGATGATATGCTGCAATTATCTACAGAGACAGGCAGAGGTGCAGGCGAGATTGCCGATGCAACCTATCAGGCAATTTCGGCATCTGTAGATACTGCTGATGCTGTTTCTTTTGTCGGCACATCGGTTGGTCTTGCCAAAGCAGGCTTTCTGGAAACGGCGGATGCTGTTGACGTATTAACCACTATTATTAACGCGTACGGTCTGGAGGCATCAGATGCCGGAAGGTTATCTGATATTCTGATTCAGACACAGAATGATGGTAAGACAACGGTAAATGAGCTATCCCAGAGCATGGGGCAGGTCATTCCTCTGGCATCTGCTTATGGGGTAAATATTGAAAACCTTGCCGCATCGTATGCACAGTTGACAAAAAACGGTGTCGCCACAGCGCAGGCAGGCACATATCTGAAAAGCATGCTGAATGAATTGGGGGATTCCGGTTCCGATGTGGGCGAGATTCTGAAAAGCAAAACGGGAAAATCCTTCGGACAGCTTATGAATGACGGCATGAGCCTTGGGGATGTTCTCGGTATTCTGAATGACAGCGTGAACGGTGATTCTGAGGCTCTGGCAGGCTTATGGAGTTCCAGTGAAGCCGGTACAGGTGCATTGTCTATTCTTTCGTCCGGTGTAGGTGCTTTCAATGATGAATTGGGGAATATGCAGGATTCCACAGGGAATGTAGCCGATGCCCTTGAAACACTCAGTACGCCAAGCGCAAAGGCACAGGAAAGCTTGAATGCAGTGAAGAACGCAGGCATAGAGCTTGGTTCGGCGGCACTGGAGGCGATTGCGCCATTATTGGAACAGCTTGCGGAAACAGCGAAATCCCTAACAGAGCGGTTCAGTAATCTGTCTCCTGCTACGCAGACGGTTATTGTTGCCGTTATGGCGATTCTGGCAGCATTGGGCCCCGTGATAATTATCATCGGCACGCTGATACAATCCATAGGAGCGATTATGACGATTGCCCCTGCGGTGGCTACGGCTCTTGGTACGGTCAAGATTGCGATTGCCGCTATTGGTGGGCCTGTAACGATTGTGATTGCGGTTATTACGGCATTGGTGCTGAAGCTGATTCATGCCTATAATACTTCCGAGGAATTCAGAAATAAGGTCAACGCCGTTTTTGATGCAGTCGGGAATAAGGTGAACGCCGCAATCAATAGAATCATCGGCGTGTTCCAGAGTGGGATTGCCTACTATAAAAATGCCGTGAGTGATATCAAGGCGGCATGGAGTGAACTGGTTTCGTGGTTCAGCGGTAAGGTTTCGGATTTTGTCAGTATCGGCAAAAACGTCCTGATGGGGCTGTGGAATGGTATCAATGATAAGGTCGGCTGGCTGAAAGGTAAAGTAAAAGGCGTAGTCGATAAAATCAAGAGTTGGTTCACGGGTAAGGATGGCTTCGATACCCACTCTCCTTCGAAATGGTCTGAAAAAATCTGCGGTTTTGTGATGCAGGGGCTCGCAATCAGATTCGAGAAGGACAATGTTGTTGCTAAAGCGGCAAGAGCTGCAATCAGAAAAATCAAAGCTGTCATTACAGGGGAAATGGATACCATTCCGGCGGAAACAGTAAAGAGTACGGCGGAGAAAATCAAAACCGCGATTGCGGATGAGATTGACGCGGTAAATGCTGAAATTTCCAGAATCCAGAAGGAGGCAGAGGACGAGCGCGCCAAAGAGGAACTGGCGCAGTATAAGGAAAATCTTGCAAAGAAACAGGCGGAGCTGAAAAAAGCGGAGCCGAAAAACAGAAAATCTATTCTCGACGAAATTGCCAAACTGGAAAAGGATTGGAATAAAAAGCAGCTGGAAGCGGCGCGGACGGCAGAACAGCAGAAATTACAGGAACGCCTGACGGCTTTGCAGGAATTTAAGCAGAAATATGAATCCGAGCTTTCTGCCATCGAGCAGAAGGAATCCAGTCTGAGCGACAAGCTGTTTGATTACGGCGAGCTGTTTACCAGAGTGCAGGACGAGAACAGCGAAAAAGAAATTTTCAAGCTGACAGATCTGGATGAAAGCATCAAGAAAATTCAGCAGTATAACGAACAGATTGAAAAGCTGAAGGAGAAAGGTCTTTCCAGCGGACTGCTTTCCGAGATTGCGGATATGAATATTGAGGATGCGCTTGATTTTACGGAGAAACTGGACAGGCTCGAGGTCGGAAAATTTGAGGAATATGTCGAGAAATTCGAGGAAAAGCGACGCTTGGCGAATGAAGCGGCACAGCAGTTCTATTCTGAGGAAATGGAAGAACTGGCAATGAACGCTGTGGAGCAGGCGAAAAGCTACGCGGAGGATTTCAACGATGTCGGGAAAGCTCTTACAGACGGCGTTGCAGATGGTATCAAGGACGGCAAAAGCAGTATTGTAAATGCCATTGTGAAGGCAATTCGGGATGCCATTAAGGCGGCGAAGGACGAGGCAGGCATGGGCGATGGCGGTTCGGACGGTAGTCACAGAACAGGACTGCGAGAGGTGCCGTTTGATGGATACCGTGCGATTTTGCATAAGGGCGAACGGGTGCTGACACAGCCTGAAGCGGAGAGATATAAAAAGGGCAACGAAGGAAACAGAACGGAAAATTTCAACGTATATATCGGCACTGTTGAAAACAAAGACGAAAGAACAACAGAGGATTTCATGCGTGAAATGGAATTTTACAGGAAACGGCGTGTAAGTGCGGTAGGGGGTGCAGTTTGATGTATCAATATTTTATCTGGAATGGTGTCAATTCACTGGATATGGGCGTTGTGATGCTGAAAGCACCCTCTATTTTCATTCCGCAGAGGAAGATAAACGAAATCAAAGTCAGCGGCAGGAACGGTGTTTTGCATGAGGACGAAAAGACGTACCAGAACTATACCAAGGATGCCGAATGTCATGTGATGGACAGAAGTCAGATTGACGAGGTTTGCGGTTGGCTGACGGGGTTCGGAGAGGTTATTTTTTCCAGTGAGCCTGATAAGGTGTATCGTGCGTATATCAAAAATCAGATTGAGTTTGGCAGTATTCTGAAAAATATCAATGATTTTCTGGTGCAGTTTGATGTTGAGCCCTTCAAATACAGCGTCAATGCCGCAGGGGATGCCTTAGAATTGACTGCCCCGACCACCATCCGCAACAGCGGCACAGTATACAGCGAACCGCTCATTACGGTTTATGGCAGTGGGGATATTACGCTGAACATCAACGGGGAGGATTTCCCCCTGTACGGCGTGCAGGACAGTATCACCATTGACAGCGAAATGATGGAGGTGTTCAAGGGAAACGCCAACCAGAACGGCAAATACGGCGGCGCGGAGTTTCCGAGGTTTGAGGTCGGGAAAAACGAAATTCGCTGGACGGGGCATGTCAGCAAAATAAAAATACAGCCCCGTTGGAGATGGCTGTAGTTGTCGAAAAATGAAATTTATGGTATGGTATAAATGAAGGATTGCCAACTGGCGGTTAGTCACTTCCCGTGAAGGAGGTGACGCTTATGGTTACATACGAAGGGTTATTTACTTTTTGCTTAGTAATCATCGGAGTTATTTCCTTGTTTCATAACAAGAAATAATGAAAAAGCCGCCTAACCTGCGAAGTTAGACGGCTAAAACCAACTACTTGGACTAGCCGCCCTGCGAAAGGTGGCAATCCTTCTCTTATGCTTATGATAGCAAAAGAAAGATATTCTGTCAAGAAAGGCGCATCTGAAAATAAAACGGATGTGCTTTTTTGATGCGGAAAACAGAAAGGAGTGAGAAAAATGGCAAAAACGTATAATCGGCTAGAAATTGATGTGAACAAAAAGCCGAACAGCATCGGAATTCGCCCTGTGCAGCATGATACAAAATCCAGATATCTGGATGTATGCCTGTATGAAAACGGTGTGGCAATCAATCTGACGGGCGAGCAGGTGCGCATCACATTCAGAAAGGCGGACGGCAGCACATTTTTCAACCAAGGGGAAGTGACGGATGCCAAAACAGGCAGATGCCAATTTGCATTGACGAATGAAATTCTTTCGGAGGCAAAGGCGGTCGAGGCACAGATTTCCGTATGGAACGCAGGCGGTCAGATTTTGTCTACGCAGGTGTTTGAAATTTATGTAACGGCGGCAATTCCTTGGACGGATGCGGTGGAAAGCGAGAACGAATACGGCGTTCTGGTGGTGCTGTTTCAAGAGATTCAAGATGCACTGGACACCATGCACAAGATTGCCACAACCTTTGGCGAGCCGGGGGATAAGGCGGCGGAGTACGGCGTGGATACCTTCTGGGGGATTCTGGAAATGCTGGCACAGCGCGGGGACGTAGAATCCAGCTTGCAGAAGGGAATTAAGGCGTATTTGAATAGTACGATTGGGACAAGTGGGTTTCTGCCATTGGATAAGATGCTTCCTGCACACGGCACACAAACCTTTACCGAGGATGGCACGTTTACCGTTCCTGCCGGTGTGCATAAGATTTTGATTACAGCCTGTGGAGGTGGTGGCGGTGGCAAAAGTATAAGCGGAGGTTGGGGAGCTGACTATATTGTAAAAAGAGCTTTTAGTGTTGAGCCGAATGCAGTTATACCGATTACTGTCGGAAAAGGTGGTCTTGGGCAAGATGCTAATAGCGATCCAGAAATAGAGGCTACCGATGGTGGCACAACAATAATTGGGAATCTGATTACGATTAGTGGAGGTTTTAAAGGTGGTGACAATACGCGAATACATAAAGGCACAAAGGGAGGAGAGGATACCGTATTTGCGATTGCTGGTCTTCAGGGTACTAGTAGTGGTGGAAGTTCTGGTAGTACTGGCGGTCAGGGCGGAGGTGCGTGCTTTGGAAATGGTGGAGATGGTGGTACCAATGGCAAGTATACCATTGGTAAGGATGCTACCAACGGAGGAACAGGTGCCGGCGGCGGCGGTCGTGCGCAGCGTGTAGGGAATAGTTCCAGTAGTTATAGTAAAGCCGGCAACGGTGGAGACGGCATTGTTATTATCGAATGGTAAGGAGGTGGAAATGTGAAAAACTATGCAATGATTTTACAAAACAGAGTGATTGACGTTCTGAAGAACCAAGAAGTAGAACCCTACTATCCACCAGATCCATCGGGCAATCCTGTGACTGCCATTCCTTGTGACGATACGGTTACGCTTGGCATGATTTATGATTCTGAAACAGGTACGCTTTCGGAATACACGCCACCCGAACCAGAACCCACCCCCGAACCGCCCCTATCCGAAACCGAACAGGCGATTTTAGACACAGCAATCAATGTAGACTATTTGGTCTGCATGAAGGAACTTGAAATTTGAAAGGAGTAGATATTTATGACATACGCAAGACTGAAAAAGCTGATTAGCAGAGGGGCATACAACAAAGAGGATATGATGAACAAATTAGACGTATTCCTCATGGCGAACCGCATCACGGAGGAGCAGTATCAAGAGTTGGTTGGTATGATGGAGTGATGTTATGATTACCATTCACGAAAAAAAGGCAAAGACATTTGACACATTCGGGCTGGGGGCGTTGGTTCCCAGCCATTGTGTTGTGGAGGAAGAATTGAACGGGGCGTATGAACTGGAGCTGAAGCACCCATACGACGATGGTGGCAAGTGGAAACGCATTGAACGGGGGCGGATTCTCTACGCCTCCACGCCAAGAGGGATGCAGCCGTTTCGCATTTATTACGTCAAGCCGAGCATGAAGGAGATTGCGGTCAACGCGCGGCATATTTTTTATGACCTGTTGGACAACCAATGCAAGCCCATCACGCACAGCGGTACGGCTATGGCGGCTTTGTCGGCATTACAGGCGGCGTTTGCCTATCCCATGCCCTTTTCCTTTGATACGGATATTTCGCTGACAGGCGCGCTCACAACGGGCAGGGGGAACCCGATACAGGCGCTTTTATCGGACGATGACGAAGCAACCTCGTTTGTGAAGGGCTACGGCGGCGAGCTGCTGCGTGATGGTTTTCGGGTATCCCTCAAGGCGGCTCTGGGGCAGGACAGGGGTGTTTCCATCCGCTATGGGAAAAACCTTGTCGGGCTTGAGGTGACGGAGGATGAATCGGAGGTCAAGACACGCATTGTCTGTTATGGGAAGGGCGGCTCTGCAACCCTCGAAAGCCCCCATCTGGGCGATTATATCTATCCGAAGATTTACACCCTAGAGGATGAAAATAAGACGCTCTCCGAGGTGCAGGAGGAGGCGCAGGCGTTGCTTGATGGCGGCTGTGATATCCCAAGCATCAACATCAAGGTGGATTTTGTGGCACTGGAAAAGACGGTGGAATATCGGGAGTATGCCGTTTTGGAAGAAGTGTTCCTGGGGGATATGGTAACGGTTATTAACACGAAGATGGGCTTTCAGAAGCAGGCGAAGGTTATTTCCTACGAATGGGATTGCCTTCTGGAGCAGTACAACGAGGTGGAGCTGGGGGATTTCATTCCCACGCTTGCGGCATCCGTTACCAGCGGCGTGAAAAGCGGTTCGCTCGCATCCTCGGCGTACATCAATGCCGCATCGGTCATGACACTGCTCCAACAGCACTTGAACGATTTTGAAAATCCGCACCATGTCACAGCGGCACAGATGCAGAGTTGAGAAAGGGGATGACAGCATGGAAGCAATAGAAAAAATGGTGCAGGAGGCACTGGACAGCACGAAATCCGCACACAAGCGCATTGACCGCATGGAGAAGCGACAGGACAACCTTGACGGATTGACGAAGGCGTTTTCGGTCCTGCAAAACGAGCAGGAGCATATCAAAACGGATGTCGGAGAAATCAAGGATGATGTGAAGCAGCTGGTTTCCAAGCCTGCAAAGCGGTGGGATGGGCTGATTGATAAGGCGATTGCGGTGGTTGTCGGTGCGGCAATCGGGTTCCTGCTGAATGGCGGCGGTTTATGATGAAAAAACGCAAACGAATTCGTTTTAAAATCAATAATGATACCATGACAACGATTGTGGTTTTGTCCCTATCGTTTTGTGTGTGCGTTGTTGTTGTGGGTATTATCTTGGCGTGCTTCTGCGTTGACATTTCATCCATCGTATCATCTGCACTGTTGCTGTTCGGTACGGAATTGGGTATCTGCGGTCTGATGAAGCTGTACGATAAAGGCGTGGAGCAGGCAGAACGCAGGGCAGAAGAACGCAGGAAACGGCGAGCGGAAGGAAGGGAGAAGGGGGAATAAAAAAAGACCGCGAGGGGCGGTCTTAATTCTTCTCAAAATCATAAATCAAATGATAACCCATTGCATTTAAAATTTTCTGTGCATCTTCAAAACTGAAATTTTTCTTGTTAATGAGCTTTGTAAATCCTTGAGGTGTAATTCCTAAGCTTTCTGCAATTTGGCGCTGAGATATTTTTTCTTCCAGCATGAGTTTTCTGATTTCAAGAATGATTTGCTCAGTGTTTTCGTAAACATGGGAAAATATTTTTGGATGGGCGAGCATGGAATTAACAGATGGAGTAACCCATCTGCAGTTATCGGGCGAATAGTTTTTATCAGGGTCTATACGGTCAATAGAGAGGTTTTCTTCATAGCCGTTATTTAATGACCATTCTATGAAGTTTTGCAACCCGTTTTCGTTTGACCATTCATTGCAGAGAGCAATGCCCCTCTCCCCATACCATTTATAATGTTGGTTATTGGGGTTGTAGCAGCGCTGTTTTATGCCTGAGTAAATAGAATACAGGCGAGTTTTACTAAGATTGTGTTTCATCAAATCACCTCACCTGTATCATTAAAAGTAAAAGTTGCATTATAGGTGCAATCAAGTGCTTTTGCGATTTCGGATAAGTCGTTTTCGGTAAAATTATCTCGTTTCATTTTGTTATGAAGATTTTGAGGGCTTATATTCATCCGTCTAGCTAATTCAGCTTCGGATAGGTTCCCTCTTTTTACTAAAATGATTCTGATTTTTTCGCTAAGTGCCATATTTAATCACCTCCTTTTCAATTATTATATATCAAAAAA